TCTGCGGAGAATCGGCACTTGCCACTTGCTGCCGTCATCCATTTCGATGTAGTAGCCGTTCACCATCCGCTTACGGCGAAGCTCTTCTTCCGTGGGCGGATTCTCCGGGTCGAAGCCAATCCACGATTTCCCCTCTTGCCATTCCAGGGAGTTGGGGCTGGTGAACTTGTCGGGAGCACCGTAAGCGAGCAGGCAGCCGGAGCCAGCGGCAATCTTGCAGTTGCTGATGCTGATGTCTTCCTTGCCGCGGAGGTCGCCGAAAATGCCGAGCAAGCCGTGAGCCTGAAGGGTCTTCCGGTTCAGCTTCCCGGTCGGGTCCAGAGGGTCAAGGACTTGCCCGGCGGATACATTGGGGAGGAAGTAGACTGGCTGCATTGACTTTCGTTCTGGCGAGTGGTTCTAATGGGGGAATGATATTTCAAGTTGAAAATAAGTCTGTCGAGTGTCCGAGTTGCAAGAAGCAAATTCCAGCGATGGTCGGATTGGAGGAGGGCTTTTTTCTCGAACAGCGGGGGCTGCTTGTTTGGAACGCCGAGCCGTTCGTCGTTTGTGAATGCGGCTGTGAGTGCGAGCTGGCTTTCATAGAAACCTTGGATGGAGTCCGTGACGTGGTTGTTACGAAGTGCCATCCGGCTCCGGTCCCTGCTGCCCGCCTTCCTCAGCCAGCCGGTTAGCAACGTCGACATTCGCCTTGCGGGCTTTCTTCTCTTTCTCAGGCATTAGGTACTCGTGAGCGAACATGCCAGCCGGTGCCGTCTCGTGCAGCTTCTTCGTGGCGGCATCGTGCTCCGTCGTCTTGGCGTGCTTCTCCTGCTGCTGGCGGAACATCTCTTGCTCCGCTTCGCCGTACTTGGGGTCTTCTGGTTTGAGCTTTGCGAATTCTTCAGGGGTCATTTTGTTTTTTCCTCCAATGCGCGGATGCGTTTCTCCGACTCCTTCAGTTTGGCTGCGTACTTCTTAAAAGCGGCCACCACTTCTTTGGAATCCAGCTTGACGGTGATGGTTGGTTGCGAAGCCATTTAGACAATCGCTCCTGTCGAGTAAACGAGCGGCGAACCGCTGGCGCTGGCCACGGTGCTGGTAATCCTGATGGTCGTCTCCCCTGGCGCGTTCCCGCCCGCGGCGGTATCGTCGATGGAGACGAGCCCAGTGGTTCCGGTCCAAATCAGGTTCGTGGTCGTGGCATCGGAGACAACGCCAGTAGTCCCCAGCCGCCTCGCGTAGACGATGTACGCCGTCAGGGCCAAGCCGTCCAAGCCGTAGACGGTCCAGGGGACGTTCAAGGCCTTGATGGTGACGACGGGGGAAATCGACTCTTCCCAGCAGGCCGTGATATAAGGCTGTCCCTCGCCGCCGTTCATCCGTATCTGGCGGTTGTAGTCGATGGTCACTTCCTGAATCCCGGTCAGCAGTGTGCCGTTCAAGGAGACAGGGCCAGCGAGATAGTGCGTGGCGGAAGTCGGCGTGCCAGCCAGTGCGAGCGAGGCGGCGGGGACCACGGGGGCAACAGAGCCATTCCAAACAGGGATGATCCGGCAAGAGGCAGAGCCTTCCGAGCGGTGTCCCAGGGTGATCCGGTCCACGGAGAGGGCAGCGGCGGCCATGCGGAAGCGTAGGTGCTCCGCTGTGGCGTCTGCCTGCCGGTTGGATAGGTTGACGACTTCTTTGAAATGGAGGTCAGTATTGGCCCCAGCGAGCGTAACGAGGCTGGCTCCGGTCAGGCCCAGGAGCGTGGCGAGCTGCGAGGATTCAAAGCTGAGCATCGGCGTTGTGCCCAGGTTGGCGCAGAACAGGGGGACCGGGAGCCCGGCGGGATGGCCAACCAGATACTCCATCCCCGTGGAAAGCTGGGCACGGCTAATCTGGCTGATGAACGTGCTCGAGTTGAGAATCCCGTGAAGGACGTATTGGGTGGGGAGTGCCATTGTTTATCCTTGGAAGGGAGCCCAGTCGAGGGTGATGTCGATTGCGTAATGGTTCGCCCATTCGGCGTTTTCCGTAGGGTCAATCAACATCACGCCATCGTCTTCGTGACTCTGAATCGTCAGCAGGCCAGTTGTGTTGGTGCGCGAGTTTTCGAGGATTTCAGCAAGCACTCCGTCACAGAAGTTCGTAAAGTCGTTTTCGGCATCTGCCTTGTCCTCATAGCGGGCTGTGTCAACGAGTCGCAAGCGAATCGAGCCGCCGCGGTCGTAGGTCATCGTGCTTGTAAGGTCTCCCCGCAGCCCAAGGTGAGTGATGATTGCGCAAGGTCGTTTGTCTGCACGGTTCTCATCGAGCCACGGGTAATGAATGTGCTGAAGGGCTCCAGTGGCATCAAGGGCAGCCGTACGCGCGATGAACGTAGCGGACTGGCTGACCATCGTGGCCAGCTTGCCCGCCGCTACCGCTCGCACTCCAGTTGCCGTGACCGTCACTGCTATTTCCTATTCCCGCCCGTGCGGACGTTGACGCGCTTCTGAAACACCAGCCAGCCGGACGATGGCCCCCGCCCGTGATGCTGGCCCTTGAAAGAGAAATACTCGTCTTCCGGATCGCTGGAGAACCGCAGCCGGTCACCAATCCGCCAGGCACCGCGAACAATGCCGGTCGTCGCATCGTTCAGAGCGCAGATAGCAACCGTCTCCATCTGGTCGATACCGCTAGCCTCCACGGGCGGATCCCCGTTGGGGTCAACCAGACAAACGATAGAACGCGGAGCACCTTCCACCGGGTAATAGGTGACTGTTTCACCAAGGCCGTTGAAAATGGTTAGCTCCGCGTTCTCAAAAATCGTGTCGTAGAAGGCCAAGGCAGCCTCCCGACTACTCGTTAACTGCGTCGTGAGTGGCGAATCCGAAATCTGTGATGGTGAAGTTGGCCGGCGAGTCGTTGGCGGTCTTCTCCATGTGTGCCAGCAGCCGCAGAGGGCCAGCAACCCCGGCCAGCGTGAGGGCAACGAGCGTTCCGGTCGTTCCATCGCCAACTCGCAGGCCGTTGATGTAGCACTTGATGCCGGACCAGCTCCGCAAGTCCCACGTCACGAGGAACGGAGTGCCCACGACGGCATCAATGGTTGTATCCGTCGCGGCAACTTCCGCAGCGGCATTGTCCGATTCGATGTTGAGGTTAAGGCTGGCCCCATCGGTGTGGAGGAACAGGGACGAGGTGATGGTGTCGGCGCTCGTCGCGTGCGTTTCGTTTGCGAGGCCAACATTAAAATCGAAGGCGGCATCGTCGCCGTTGAGATTGATGCAAACACGGGCCGCCAAAATACCAGGGGTTCCCGTGGCAATCGCATTCATGGACAAGGCGTCGAACTTCTCGGCCTCGACCGCAAGGTCAAACACCATGCTCACGCCGCTTTCGTGGGTGAACATCATTCCTTGCGGGTTGGCGGTGATCGCGGGAATCGGAACGGCCCAGAATCCATCGGCCAAGGTAAGGTTCCATACCGGCTTCGCGTTCAGGTTCACAATAACGGTCGTGTCGGCGTAGGCCGCGTCGTCCATCACGGTTCCAAGGAAGAAGTCCGCGTCTCCGCCGTGCAGCAGGTTGCAGGTGTTGGCGGACGCATCCCAGAAAACCTTGTTGCTGGGGAGCATCGTCTGGGTGACGATTTTGAGCACCTTGACGGGGCCGCTAACCTGGACAGCGCCTTTCACGCCAGCGGCAATCGCCGTGGGAGCAAACGCCGCTCGCCCGTCACGGAGCTGAAGCACCTGCCCAGCGACAACGGCGGCGGTCGGGGTGTAGTCGATCATCATCCCATCTTGATAAGCAAGGCATTCGGCCATGACTTAGGTTCCCTTCTTCTTTGTGATGGCCGGAGCCTTCGCTTCCGACGCAGGTTCGTGACTTGGTTCAACTGCCGGGGCCTTTGCTTCCGGTGCAGTCCTGATTTCGATTGGCGGGACAGCTTTCAATTCCAATTCCAATGGAACTTTTGCCGGCAGTTCGCCTTCGATCGCGAGGCCAGACGCAACAAGTTTCCCGGCACAGTCTCCGCTGACTTCGCACTCCATACCTCGCATGGAGTGCTGGAAGTCCAGCCCGAGACGCTTGGCGTCGGCAGTGCCGAGATTGGTTATGAATTTGATCCTCATGGCTCACTTTCGTGGTTAGGACGATCCGCCGTCAGCACGCACGGCAGCACGGGGCTCTTGAACGCGAACGCCCACATGGTTGTGGCCGCGAAGCTGAGTCCCGAGCGTGTTGAAGTCGGCGTCCGCCGTTTCAATGACCGGCTCAACGCGGCCATCAAGGGCCACGATTTCAATCACCGGCAAGTCCGCAGGGTCAGCCTGCATGTACCATGCAGCGGCGTCATAGCCCGTGTAGAGCGCGTTCGCGAGATAAGGCGAGCTTTCCACCCGGAAGCGACCGCGGAACACGTTGACATCCGGCAGCGTGGCTGAAGCGCCGGTAATCAACCGCCCTTGCGGGTCAGTGAGGGCCAGCGCCAGCGCCTTGAGGGCAGGAGGCACAAGCAGAATTTTCGGCTCAAGGCTCAGCGGCTTGCCGTCCGGGTCGGTCTGGTTCATAAAGATGACCTCGGTCGCCGTAAGGCCTCCGATGGTCATATCAGCAACGCCGGTGTTGACGTTTGCATTGGAAGAATGGAAAAAATTGGCGGTTGTCGGATTGAGAAATTCAGTCCAGAAAATGTCGTTCAGCTTGAGAGCACCGCCGCGACCAAGCCGGCGAGGAGTGCGGGTCAAGGCTCCCAGGTCGTCATTGCGATAATCCTGGAAGGTGATGGCGAGCATCTTGGCGTAGCTGTCGGCGCGGTTCCCGTAGGTCGTTTGGCCGAGCGATCCGTGCTTGATTTCTCCCGCGGGTCCGACCTTCTCAAATTGGAGGTCCCCGGTCAGACTGACCGTAGTGATTTCCTTGAAGTCGTTGACCGAAGTGATGGCCGCAATTCGCATCGGGGTCATGTCCACAGCGTTCCACCCATCCATGAGGAACTTATTGGCGATATTCGACAGAATCGTAGCGATGCTGATGGTGCTGAAGCCGCTCGCCTGCACCATCATTCGCGGGTCATGCGCGAATGCATATCGCTGTACCTCTTCGGTGATCCGCGACATCCGCCCGCGGTAGCCGTTCGCCTCTGCGCAGACGATGTAGAGCTGCGTCAGGCCGACACCCTCCTTGCGGATATGCTTGTCGGCAGCTTCCAGGATTTGCGGGCTGAACTTCTTCTCCAGGTCGTTAAGTCGGCCTTGCTTGCAGATTGCAGCCTCCAGAACTTCGGCCTTCGGGAACTGGTCCTTGTTGCCGTTCGTGTGGATGGCGACGTTGAAGCGGCTGTCCTGCTTCATGGCAAGAGAGAACTTCATCACGTCCCACTTGCCTTCGATTGCGGCGCGGTAGGTCTTCAGGAGTTCGTCGGTCTCGTGGCGAGCACGCCCCACAGTGGCCGTCCGCATGATTTCGTCGAATGCCGTGATGCGGTCGTGTTCTGCGGCATTGGCCGCAATGATTTCGTCGATGGTCTGGGTCTTCTCGACAGGCTTCTGCTTCGATTTCTCGAAAGCTGCTTTCAGCCCAGAAACCTGTGCCTCGCTCAGCGCAGCAGGGTCAAAGTTCAGGCTTTCAATGTGGGCTTTCAGTTCGGGGTCCATGATGGCGACCTTCCTTTCGTGTAGTTGGGCTGCGATGCGCCCGGAAGTTCCGGCATCGGCCCCGATTGGGACAAAACTGGTTTCTCGAAGAGTGCTCTCGCGAGCGACGTAAACCGGGCCTGAGATAGCCCGGCCATTGACGGTGACGGATTCGCCCTTATCGACGAATTCCATTAGTTCGATGCTGGCTCCGATTGAGGCTTGCCAGGGGAACCCGTTGGCGCCCAGAGCAACAACTTCCTGGGCGGCTTCGCCGACCCCTGAAACAATCCCCGTGAGCTTCAGTCGCTTAACGCTCTTGTCCACGGTGTCGGTATGGCCGACGATTTTTGCAGGATCGTGATCTTTGAGGATCGGCGTTGACTCGCCGGCAATTTTCATCCCTGCCAAATCAACCACGATGGGATAGCCAAAGCCGACTCGCATCGGGACGCCGGTATATGCCGTGATGCTGAACTTTTTGAGCTTCTGCTCGCCTTCCGCGGCTTCGATCCAAGCAAACTCAGCGTCTTCAGCGCAGGCGGCCTTAATCGTCGTGAGGCTGTTTTTGCGCAGTTCCTCGGCAGTGAGATTACGCGGCATGGATCGCCCCCTCGGCAGATTGCTGAACCGCGTCTTCCACGTCGGCGCGAGTTGCTGGCGGCTGCGGAACCTGCCCGTTTTGCAGGAGTTTGATCGCGAGCATTTCGCGGTACTTCTGGATCGTCAGGCCCAGGCCGGCGGCGGCTTTGCGATGGACGGTTTCGATGTCCTTGCCCTGCTTGGCGAGAAGGTCTGCGTGGCAGGCCATGCCGGATGCGAGTTGTGTTTCGTCGGCGGTCGCTTCCTTGGTCGGGTCAACGTGCTCGAATCCGTCCCATTGCCATTCGTGCTCCCACTCGGCAACGAGGGGCAAGCCATCGGGGATCATGCCGGGGACAAGAGCGGCTTCATTCAGCCACTCTGCGAAGAGGCGATCCAGGCAGCGGACTTCAAAGTCGTTTCTGTCAATCTCGATAGCGCGGAAATAAACCTGATGATCTAGCCGCCCGCTGGAGTAGTTCAGGCCAGCAGAATCGCCCATCGCCACGCTGCGGGGCATGTCCAGGCACCGGGCAATCTCCCGCATTACCGAAGTGCAAAACGAATCGTGAGCTTCGGTAGGAGATTCGGCCTTCAGTTGCGAAATGTCCCACCCATCGGGAAGGGTGGTCATCGCGTTGCGTTCAAAATCCAGAACCTCGAACGGTTCGCCGAGGTCTGCGGGGTCAATTCCCGAGGTCGTGTTCTTCAGAAACAGCGCCATCAGGGCGGCGATTTCTGCCTTGTGCAGAGTTGCCAGGGTGTAGCGGCGGAGGACTGCGTAGAGCGGCAGTGCTGGAGTCGTCTCGGGGATTCCTCGCCTCTGGCCTGGGCGATCCTCGCGGTAGAGGTGGATCATTCGTTCGGCATCAACGGTCGTGTGTCCGCCAGCTAGGCTGGAAATGGACGTGTCGCCGGGATGGTCCGACAGCACCGTGTAGGAAATTGGGTTGCCGTTTTCGTCCAACTTGATGCCATCTACGTCGCTGGCCGCGATTGACGACCACGGAGAGGCAACTTGGTCCGCTTCGATGATGCGAATGTCGAACTTAATTGCCCCCGACAGCCGGCGATTCGTGATGAAGATCGCGAACGCTTCTCCGTCTCGGCAGCGGGCTTGGCGCATGGTGCAGAGCTTGTTCGCCAGTCCGATTTCCTTGCACCAGCGATGCCATGAGTTTTCAAGTTTTTTGTCTGCTTCTTCATTGCCGGTGTTGAGTTGCAGCCGCGGGCCTGTGCCGACGCAGTGGAACGCGAGCGTTCGCACCATTCCATTGCAAAACGAGTTGTTGGCGAACTCATAACGCGAACGAATGCGCAGGGTACGGCGAATGTCGGCGCTGTTCGCGGCATTGGCAGAAAGAGCGTCAGCATTAGCCCAGTGCCGGCGGTTGTCGTCATTCGTTATGGCCGCGTCGTACTTCGCCTTGATGGCTCGCGCGACTTGTCCCGCAACGACAGCACGGCGAGCGTCTACCGCGGGGCGTCCCCAGCCCGTCAGATTTCGGAGCCAGCCGAACATTACGCGGCTCCTGGAGGGCTGATTTTGTTCATCCGCAGCCGAAACGGGACGGCCGGCTGCTCTTTGGCGTTCAGATATTTGTCCGCAGCGATGAGGTCGGGAAGCGGATGCTGCTTGACCTTGTGGCCGTTCTTCTCTACCTCCGCTGGACCGATGCCGGTCTGCTCAAGGTTTTCTTCGATGGTGGCAGGAAGAGCCATTCGTGTTCAGCCAAAAAGAAAAGGGGGCGCGTGCTTTCGCACGGCCCCCTAAAGGCCGAACTGTTTAGGGCAGTGAATGCGGTGGGTTATAACTCCGCCGCTGTACCCAAGTGAGCCGCACTATTGCGCGGCCCCCGTGATTTGTCTTTTGTTATTAGTCCAGACTTCTCCCGTGATTGCAACTAAGGTTTTTCGGAAATACTACCGGTAGATTTGTGCTAGTTCAGCAAGGCTTCCTTTGATTCCCAGAAGTCGCCAGTGTCCACAGCGAGCGCAAAGTTTAGACAAGTCTCCGCGTCGCTTTGCTTTCTGGCAAATATCACACAGTCTCTCTGTTTGCTCACGCGTTCCGTAATCCCAAGTCCGCAAAGCAGCAGGTTCATCAGAGGTTCCGGCAACGACTCTTTCTTCACGGCAAACACTGCGATTTTTGAGTTTTCTTTCGTCTGGGTTACCAGGAAATCTACGCTAAGGGCATCTGCTATCGCCTCCTCTCCGATGGCAAATAAAATAGAACGTTGAATAACACCAACGCATTCAGTGCCATCATCTCCAATAGCCATAAAGACCCAGTTTTTTCTAGAGAAGACATTGCGGATTCGTTTTTCTGACGATGTTTTTTTATTCTTCATGCCGCTTCCTCCTCTTCCTCGTCCTCACGGACGATCTTAATCTTGTGGCCTTCAGGTACGGGTACTTCGTAAGTAGTGACCGGCTCTTTGCAATTCCGGCATCGTCTCTGCCGCTTGGCACTGGCGAACCCCATCGGGCGCGAGTCGGCAACTTCGGTCATCATACAGCCGCACATCCGACAGCCGGGAGTTCCGCCGCGGGAAAACTTCTTCATATCGACTTTCCGGCGGGCACTCATGTTCGCCTCATATGAGCCGGAATAGTGACCTTCTTGCGGCGAGTCGTGCTAACCAACATGGCCGCATAAGCGTTTCGCCAGCAATCGCGGTAATCATTGGGGATGTTCGTGTTAATCCTGTCCCAAGACTCTCGGGCATTGTTGTGGCTGTCCAGCTCCGTCACCGCAGCATCATTCAAGAGCTGTTCTAAAAATTCCTGATGTTCGCCGATTGGGCAAGCATGGATAGACACGCTTCCCGGCTCGCCTTTCCCCATGGTGTGCAAGACGCCCTCCATCCACAATTGAGTCCGGATGGTGTCAATCATGTAGAGAATCATGCCAGGCATAGATGTATTGCGCCCAAGCAGCGACTTGCGATAGTCACTTTCAAGAGCAACTGACGACCCCTTGGAAGGCCAAACTTCCCGGCCTTCCTGTTGTCGCTTCCGACAAAATTCATAGATTCCATCTGGACGGAAACCGGAGTCGATGAGCGTGTAGTCGATTCGCAAAGACGCCCCGCCGTCTCTTTCGTACGATCTAGCGAGCAATTTGGCGTTAATTTCTGAAAGTGAACTGCACTCTCCATATCCGATAGCAGAACATCTAGAATCGCTGCCCCAAGCGGCAATCAGCCACGGGAATTTATCCGCCTGACGGTCCACCCCCATCGTCAATTGCGTTGCCCATTTCGGGCAAACGAATCTGGGCTCAGTGCTGATGAGCTTTTGCCCCAATTGTTCCCACGTTGCCTTGTGCCGGGTTATTTCCCACGTCTCGGCAAGCCACTGATTCACGAAATTGCGAAGGTTCTGGGGATTCTTTTTGCACTCGACAAACTCGCGGGCCACGTCCCCCCATGAGCGAGCCAGGGCATAGAGGCTGGATAGCTGGCTTCCCCAATCCTGCCCGTCCCGAACCGGCTCGCCAGTGGTCCACGGCGAAGCCTGCCAGCCTCTCCACGGCTCTTGCCCAGGTTCCCGCCACTTCTCCACCGTGGCCAGGGCCTTGTCATCGTCGCAGCCGCAGCCATCGGGAACCCAAACGCCGTTCCGCATCATAGTCCCGCGGGAATCATCGTAAAGCTCCGCCTCGCAGTGCCGGCAGACGTAGCGGGCCGTCTTGTGAGCCTTGTCCTTGTCGCTCTTGCCGCTGGCCCCATGGTCCCACACGATGCCGCCAGGGCTCTTGCCGTCGCCCATGCGGAGCGTTTGGTATCGGTAGCACTTGGGGCACGGAACGTACAAAGCAGCGTTACAGGACGCTAGACGGCCCCTTTCGACACGGGAAGTCTGCTTGAGCGCCGGTGTCCCCTCTTTCCACCGCTTGAACGTGGGAAACTCCTTGGCCCGGTCGTCAAAGAGCTTTAGCGGGTCTGCCTCCTTCGACGTGCTCTGATGCTCCCACTTGTCGATTTCATTGGCGTGGCCGAACCGCACAGACTTATCCGCCAAGGTGGAGACGGAACGAGCCCAGGCAACATAAACGCGGCAGACTTTCAGGTGAATCCTGGACTGCTTGCGGCGGTTAGGCGGGGGAAGTCGATGGCGCAACGGCTGGCAGTTTTCCAGCATCCCGTAGGTCCGCTCCACGATTTCAACCGCTAGCTTCTCGTCTGCGGAAGAGAACATCATTGGGCACGGCTCATGGTCAGCCTTCTTCATCATCACGATTTGACCGCCGAAGGTCTTTCCTAGGCGGCTGGCCCACTGAAGCCAGATGTCAAAGATGCTATCGCAGTCGGCGGCATCGAACGGCCCGCCAGGAGCGGACAAGTGGGGATAGGCGAAGTCGCTGTAAGGCTGGCCGGTTTCGGTAAAGCCGTACTCCCTTGCCCAGTCGATGGTTCGCATCGCTGGCTTAGGTTCGAGCACGGAGAACGCAGCGTCAAATATCAACGGATTCTCCCGGCTTCCAGTTAGCAACCTTCCGATAGAACCGATCCGCCGCGTGCTTGGCAATTTCTCGCACCTTGACGCGAAGCTCTTGCGGGCACTCCTTGGCGATGTCATCCACCATGCTTTCCAGCATGGCCTTGGCGTGGATAAGCCTCTCAGCTAGTTCCTCGTTGGCCTCATCGGTGTTGATGACCTCGCCGCGGGCAATAGAGTTTTTCAGTTCCTTGGATTCGGCGTCGGCTTCCAACTTGGCACACTCCGCCAGTAACTTACGCTCTTGCAGGTCGCTGGCTTCCGCAGAAGATGCCCGCTTCTGCTCCTCTCTCAGAGCGAGCCACGCCTTGATCGCATCCGCCCCTTCCTCGATTGGGCAGCCTTCGGACTGATAGCGGTAAAGCGTGTTTGGATGGCACCGGCACTCCCGAGCCAAGGCAGAGACGTTCAGTTTTTCGGCCATTACCAGCAAAATTCGCCCCTTTGTCCTATGCAACTACGGTCAAAAAATAGTTCTAAGTCAGCGGAAATACGCGATATACTACC